GCAGGTTGGTTCATCAGTCAAGACACTGGTCCGGCCGCAGATTACAACGTTGTTAGCAAGACAACAAAGTTGTTCCGCTTGATTGGTCGCGGTCATGGTGCATGGCTTAACAACAACGTTAAGATTTCAATCGCAAATGTCCGTTACTCAAACAACAGTACCACCGATTATGGTAGTTTCTCGGTTCTCATTCGTTCCTTGAGTGATTCCGACGGCGCACAGCAGGTTCTTGAAAGATTCGATAACTGTAACCTCGATCCTTCATCTCCAGATTACATCGGTCGTAAGATTGGTGATCAATATCACGAGTGGAACGAAGCTGAAAGACGCCTCAAGTACTACGGTGAATACCCCAACCAGTCTAGATACGTATATGTTGACGTCGCCCCAGACGTTGCTGCTGGTGCCTCTGGAATGGAGACACTCGTCCCATTCGGATACTATGGTCCTCCTAAGTACAAGGACGTCGGCAGCGTGCTCATCAGAGGTGCAGGTTCCGCCCCCGTCGACCCGCCCTATGTTCCTGACAACTGCTTCATGTTAATCAGAACTGGTTCTCAAGAAACTGGTGGTTCGGCCGCTGATGGAATTTCGACAACCGGCATGAATGTTGCTACAAACGTGTGGCTTTCTGCCTCGACGCTCGGCATGGCGGATCAGTCTCTGCCGATTCAGCTTACATATCCCGCAGTTCGACTTCGCAACTCAGCATCCGATGGCGGTCAAGGCGACCCACGCAGCGCCTTCTTCGGCTTCTCGCCGACTAGATCATCAGGCTCAAACAGATACGACCACAGTGTTGCCGGTGTGCACAGCATGCTTTCAAACCAGTTCGCAAACAAGGCAGATCCTACAACTGCAACCATTGCCGGTATTGACGGCTTCGCATACGTTTTCACTCTTGATGACCTTGTGGATTCAACCGGCGGAAGCGTAACCCCGAATGTGTTCTACCGCTCAGGTTCAAGAGCAGCCGAAGAGTCACTGACCTCTCTCTCTGGAAAGGACTACAAGAGCCTCATCGACGCTGGATATAACAACTTCACTGCTCCAATGTGGGGTGGATTCGACGGCTTCAACATTAAGCTTCCCGACCCCCTCTACAATGGTCAAATGAGCACAGCTGCAACTGAGAAAAACAGCGCAGCTTACTACACAATCAAGAGAGCAATCGATACGGTTGCAGATCCTGAAGCCGTAGAAACAAACTTGATTACGATGCCTGGACTCACGCAGACGAGCCTTACTTCTCACATTATCAATGTTTGTGAAGAAAGAGCGGATGCCCTTGGTGTCATCGACCTTCCAAATGTATACCTGCCAACTCACGAGGGTAATTACAGTGGAAGAAGCACTAAGTCATCTAGAATCGCTACAACTCCAACCGGTTCAGCGCGCGACCTTAGAGACAGAAGAATTGACTCCTCCTACGGTGCAACCTTCTACCCATGGGTCCAGACTCGCGACGAGTCAACCGGAGCAGCAGTTTGGCTTCCGCCAAGTGCAGCAATGCTTGGTGTCTTGGCCAGTTCCGAGAAGAAAGCACAGCTTTGGTTCGCACCTGCTGGATTCAACAGAGGCGGTCTTAGTGAAGGCGCCGCTGGTATCCCAATCAGCTCTGTGACTGAGAAGCTCACTTCGAAGCAACGTGACATTCTCTACGAAGCTGGTATTAACCCGATTGCGTCATTCCCATCAACCGGAATCGTTGTCTTCGGACAGAAAACTCTGCAAGAGCGTCAAAGCGCTCTCGACAGAATCAACGTCAGACGTCTTGTTATCTTCCTCAAGAAGGAAATCTCAAGAATCTCTACTAAGATTCTCTTCGAGCAGAACGTACAAACCACTTGGAACCGCTTTACAGGTCTTGTTGAGCCGTTCCTTGCAAATGTCAAGAGCAACTTCGGTATCTCTGACTACAAGTTGATTCTTGATGAAACAACTACAACCCCCGATCTTGTTGATCAAAATATCTTATATGCGAAGATCATGGTTAAGCCAGCACGTGCGATTGAATACATTGCAATCGACTTCGTTGTTGCCTCAACTGGCGCATCATTTGATGACTAAAACTAATCTGAAGACTAATTAAAAATTGAACATAGGAGCCATTCAAAATGCCATTCTGGTCAGACAACTTTGCCGACGAGGCACAACTTAAAGATCCCAAACGTCAGTTTAGGTTCAAGGTAGAATTTACAGGTATTAGCGCACCTCAAGGGGGTTCTCTCTTGTGGTATGCAAAAACTGTGAGCAAGCCTTCATTCACCGTTAACACATCCGAGCATCAGTACTTGAACCACACGTTCTACTACCCCGGTTCTGTTAGCTGGGACGCAATTGCTATGACTCTTGTTGATCCCCGAGATCCAGATATGGCCGCAACTCTTTCGGACATTATTAACCTGTCTGGCTATACTCCGCCCTCTAACCCAAACTCACTTGGTTCTATGTCCAAGTCCCGAGCAGCAGGCGCATTAGGTGCAGTATATATCACTCAGATTGATGGTGACGGCAACGAGATCGAGAAGTGGACCCTTTGGAATGCATTTATTACAAACGTGAAGTATGGCGATCTTGCCTACGGTACCGATGATTTGGTTGAAATGTCCCTTGAGATTAGATACGACTGGGCACGACTTCAAACTATCGGAGGCGTATCTCGCGCTACCGGCGGTGATGAGCAAACAACTTTCTTCCAATCGTAGTACAACACAGCATTTGAATATGCTATAATATTTTCACACAATATTTCAAAAGAGGTGTATATTGTCAAGAAACAGTGATAGGTTGGGTACTCAGTTTAACTCTGATACCGACAGCCCGCAGCAATTAGCTCAAAATGTAGAGAACAATGACTTTTCGTTCATTGTTCCAACGGAGATTGTAGACTTGCCTTCAAGAGGCGTCCTTTACACACAGGGACACCCATTGCACGGCAAGGATTCAATTGAAATCAAACAAATGACAGCAAAAGAAGAGGATATGTTAACTTCTCGTTCTTTGCTGAAAAAGGGTGTAGCTTTAGATAGAGTTCTGAGCAGCATCATTACAGATAAGTCTATCAATGCCGACACACTGCTTGTTGGTGATAGAAACGCGATTATCATTGCTGCCCGTATATCTGCTTATGGCAATGACTACACAACCAAAGTCACATGTCCGTCTTGTGGCACTGTGCAAGAATACGGCTTCGATTTAAATAAAACAACCGTATACAATGGTGACGATATCGCTGAATATGCAACAAGAACCGAAGATGGTGCAGCTTTTGTTACAAAGCTTCCACGAACAGGATTGAACATAACGTTTAGGGCTTTAAATGGCGCTGATGAAAAAAGACTCCTTGATGGAGTTGAGGCAGATCGCAAAAACAAGAGAATCCACGAAAGAAACGTGACGAGACAACTGTTAAACATGATCGTTGCAGTGAACGGGAACTCAACTTCAGAAGCGATCAATTACGTGGTAGAAAACTTGCCATCTGTAGATGTTCGCCATCTTCGTAACGCCTACAAGGCAGCTAGCCCCAACGTGGACCTCACTCAGAACTTCGAATGTCAAAACTGCGATTATGAGAGTGAACTGGAGGTCCCGCTGACCGCGGACTTTTTTTGGCCTAACGCCTGATTACATGGAGAACGTATATGAGCAGTTCTTCTTTCTGAAATACTCAGGAGGCTGGTCATTATCGGAATCTTATAATTTACCGATCGGTTTGCGTAAGTGGTTTGTTGAAAGACTGGTAAAACAGCTAGAAGCAGAGAAAGAAGCCATCGAAGAAGCCTCAAGAGGCAAGGGTGGTCCGAGATCTCAAAGTCACACCCTAACAGAACACAACGCACCAAAAACATTTAACAAAAAATATGGACAAGGGTAAAACCTTGTCTTTTTTTGTGGCAACTATTTACTGAGTAAGGAACTTTTTTGTGGCAGTCGACCCGGCAGATTTAGAAGCAATTAAACAGGCTATCATAGGTGCTATTAATGCAGCTGCTGGTACGTCA